GGGTTACGCTAAGGGCGGTGCCGCGATGAAGACCAAAGGCGCAGCAAAAGGTGGAATCAAGAAACCATCCGCCAAAAAGACGGGATTATTTGGTCGTAGATAGTGGCTTACCTTCAGAGCAATATCCCTCACTTCAAGTGCTGGGTTCGGAAGGAGTACACGCACAACCATGAGAAGTATCATGGGGAGTTCATCCATGCGATGGCCATTGCGGTAACCACCATGCCGACTCGGTGCTTGTCATTTCAGGTGATTTTTACCGGGGCGGAGACATACGACGATGACGATGAGCAAAACGCACATGGTGGAGCCATGTGGGCAAGAATGCCTATCACGGCCTTGGTTGCTGACACGCCACTTGACGATTGGCCTGAGGCAATGCCTGTCTGGGCTGCTCAACCTTGGGATTGCAGTTCTTATAATCACGCTACTTACGTCCTTGACCGTTGCACACCTTGCCCTTGGCTTGCCAAGATTGATGGTGAGTTTTATCCAGCGAAGTATTATTTCACAGTGGATTATGCAGAGAACGAGATAGCGGATGACCCAGCTCAACACAAGCAAAGCCACATTTTAGAGCTGCTTGATGCTGGAGAGTGGACGGGCAACATTGTTGCTTTACCTAACAACAGAGTACGGGTAACACACCCTGCTTGGTTTGAGACAGGGGATGGTGCCCCAGATTTTAAACCAAGCCAGCATATTCACTACTCGAAAAGTGATTTAGACTATACTCTTGACGTAAATCAGGTTTTTAACAACCTATACGCGGGTGACGAAGATGGCGGTAAGCGGAAGTAAAGATTTTGAATTAGACGTAGCAGACTATGTCGAAGAGGCGTTTGAGCGTTGCGGCTTAGAGTTACGCACAGGTTATGACCTAAAAACGGCAAACAGATCCCTAAACCTCATGCTCGCAGAGTGGGCGAATAGAGGTTTAAACCAGTGGACGATCAATCAAAAGACTTTGGCCATGGTCAAAGACACTACCTCCTACACCATTGATGCAGTCACTCCAACCGCGACTATCGATGTACTTGACGTGTTCATTCGGGAGACGATCGGAGGCGTATCTACAGACGTGCCGATGACCCGCATGTCTCGGTCTGAATACGCCAATATGTCGGTCAAATCCAGCACAGGCAAGCCCAACCAGTATTTTGTGGACAAGCAGATTAGCCCGACCATCACGGTTTGGCCTGCACCTGATCAGAATTCTAAGTACGACATTTACCTTAACGTCTTGAGTCGTATGGATGATGCCGATGCTGGGGCCAATACATTGCAAATACCTTTTCGGTTTTATCCATGCCTAGCCGCAGGTTTGGCTTACTACTTGGCCATGAAGCGAGCGCCGGACAAGGTGCAAATGCTCAAAGCGTTGTACGAAGAAGAGTTTCAGCGAGCACTGTCGCAAGACGAAGACAGAGCGTCATTTAGGGTAGCCCCTGATTTACGTGGCTACACGATAGCGTAATGGCTTATGCGTCGAACAAGAGGGCATACGGAATCTGCGACATATCAGGATTTCGTTATCGCCTAAAAGATATGAAGATGACTTGGGATGGCCTTTTAGTTGGGCCAGACCAATGGTCACCAAAACACCCGCAGCTTATGCCCAAGCCTGCGCCCTTTGACCCGCAGGCATTGCAGATCACAAGGCCAGACCAAGCTGCTGATGGGAACGATAACAATTTTTTCACCGTCTACACCAATGTGGGAGATGGAATTTTGGGCACAACTTTGCAAACTTTTGGAATAACCTGTAGTGTTGGTACTGTGGAGGTAACTACGTCATGAGCTTCACTTTAGCAACGCTTAAATCGACCGTGCAGGATTACTTGCAGGTTAATGAAACCACGTTCAACAACAACCTGAACACGTTTATTCAGGAGTCTGAGAGCCGAATCTTCAAGATGGTTCAGCTCCCAGAGCAAAGAAAAAACGTGCAGGGTACGTTGACTGCGAGCAATCGGTTCTTGGCAACCCCAAGCGATTACTACGCACCGTTCTCATTAGCGGTCATTGATAGCAACAACAAGTACCATTATCTGGACTTCAAGCACCCATCATTCATCAAGGAATACAGCCCGGTCACGACGACAACTGGCCGACCAAAGTATTACTCCCTGTTTGATGAGGCAGCTTTTGAGCTGTCGCCTGTGCCAGATTCTGGTTACACGGCAGAGCTGCACTACCTGTACAAGCCAGCGTCTTTGACGGCTGGAAGCGACTCAGGTACGACGCTTCTGTCTACGGATCACCCTGATCCATTGCTGTACGGCACCTTGGTTGAGGCTGCTGTGTTTCTCAAGGAAGCTCCTGACGTAATAGCCAACTTCGAGGCTCGTTTCAAGGAAGGCATATCTAGGATGAAGAATCTTAGCGAAGGCCGTGGAACCCGCGACGAGTACAGGTATGACTTATTACGGACAGGGGTGACCTAATTGGAACCAATAAAAGAGTTAGAAGGTAAAAAGGTAGCGATTATAGGCTTAGGCGCAAGCCAGATCGATTACGTTATAGGAAAAGAAAATAGCGTCGAGTGGGACGAGGTCTGGGTCATTAACTCTGCCTTATCTGTCTTTGAGTGCGACAGGGTCTTTATGCTTGACCCGGTAAGCCGTTTTCTTGACACCGAAGATGCGGGAAACCAAACCGAGGTCATGCGAAAAATGCTACCGAAGTTTGAAAAGCCGATCTATACGTGCGAGCTAGATGACCGTGTGCCGGCGTTGGTTGAGTATCCTTTAGAGGAAGTTATTAAGGATCAGCGTTGCGCTTACATGAATACGACAGTTGCTTACTCGCTGGCTTTCGCGGCGTATAATAAGGTTGGGTCTGTTGACCTGTTTGGGATGGATTTTAGCTATAAGAATAACTTGCACTTTGCTGAAGCTGGCCGGGCATGTTTAGAGTTCTGGATATGTAAGATGATTGCCATTGGCATAAAGGTTGGCGTTAGCCCGAGGTCGTCGTTGCTAGACCAGAACGTGCCCCTCCAAGAGAGGCTTTATGGCTACCACCGGCTGGCTAATCCAAAGGTGGCAATGCCAAACCCAGAGGGTGAGTGGGTTGTCTGTGATCGGTCTGAGTTGGCTCAGATGGTCAAGAAGCACAATCTAGAGACGGTGGAGTTGCCGTCATCACCAGAGCCGTACAAGGGGTAGTCATATGTCGCAGGGAGATTTTCAGTTAGGGCAGGTAATGGTTTCTACCACCGACAATCGCGGCCATGACGTGGATTTTTGGGCAAAAGAAACAACGAAAAAGATATTAGGTATTTCGGAGGAGGCAGCGCCTCACATTCGTTTACAGGCGGAGGCTTTCCGAGATCAAGTTTATACCTTAATATGGATGGGTATGAAAAACGCTGTAGCTTCTGATCGTGTAACAATTAGAGGCTTATTAGCATCTCAAGGGCATGAAGACATGGCGAAAATAATCAAGGAGCTTTGACATGGCAATCACCAGTGCGATTCCTACCAGCTTTAAGCAAGAGTTGCTAGTAGGTACACATAACTTTACAGCCTCTACCGGCAACGCATTTAAGCTTGCGCTTTATACGTCTAGCGCGACTTTAGGCGCTGCGACTACGGCTTTTACCACAACTGGACAGGCTAGTGGCACAAACTACACCTCTGGTGGCGCGACGGTTACATCGGTTACGCCAACAACGAGCGGAACGACCGCAGTTTGTGATTTTGCGGACTTGACATTTGGCACCGCAACTGTTACGGCGAGGGGCTGTATGATCTACAATGACACCCAGTCGGACAAGGCTTGCGCGGTAATCGATTTCGGTGGAGACAAGACCAGCACCGCTGGCGATTTCACCATCGTCTTCCCTAGCCCAACGGCTACTGGCGCGATCATACGGTTGGCGTAATGGCTCATGCCGCTACAAACACTAGATTTTCAACCCGGGATCGACAAAGAAGGTACTGATTATTCAGCAAAAGGCGGCTGGGTGGATGGTAACCTCATTCGGTTTAGAAAAGGCCGAGTCGAGAAGGTGGGTGGCTGGCTAAAGCTTGGCACCAACTATTACCTCGGCGTAGGCCGGGCGCTGCACTCTTGGATTAGTCTTGGGGGTGTGCGCTACCTCGGTGTTGGTTCTACGTGGAAGTATTATATCGAAGAGGGCAACAGCTACTACGATATAACCCCTATCAGAACAACAACGTCCGCTGGCGACGTTACCTTTTCCGCAACTAACGGCTCATCCACAATCACGGTGACCGACACCGCTCACGGTGCGGTTAATGATGACTTTGTTACCTTTAGTGGCGCGGCATCTCTTGGCGGCAATGTTACTGCAACGGTTCTTAATCAAGAGTACCAGATATCTCTAGTTACCGACCCTAACACTTACGAGATCACTGCCAAGGACACCTCTGGCGCAACAGTTACCGCGAACGCATCCGATAGCGGCAACGGCGGCTCTAGCGTGGTTGGCGCTTATCAAATTAACGTAGGCCTAGATACCTTCGTAAAGTCTTCAGGCTGGGGCGTTGGTACTTGGGGCGCGGGTGGGTTTGGCTCTGCTTCATCGATCAGTTCGGTAAACCAGCTTCGGCTT